GACCCTAGCGCGACACGCGGAAAGGTTCCGCAGTTTGACTAGATGAAAGAGTGTGATAGGCTATGCCTATGATACAAGATACCGCGACTTTCACGATAAAGTCGCTAGGGCTTTACAAGATAGAGCCTACTACGGGTACAGATTGGCGATTTCTAAATAAGATAATCGCTGAGAAATTAGAGGGTGACGATAAGTGAAACTATCGCGCACTCGTAATTTCATGCTACTATCTACGATTAGCGACTACGCATGGTACTACTTATACCACGCGCCACGCTACGCGCTAGATAAACGCTACCGCAAGTCACTCGAAGATTTCGAGGACATGCTTCGCAGGGCACACGCACAAGCGAAGCGCGATTCCGAAAGGAAAGCAAGTGAGTGAGGAAGATTTCATAATCACGCTCACACCGAGCGAGATGGAATACTTACGCACAAGCCTACGCAACGAGTCGGCAAGGCTCAAACGCGAAGGCTTCACAGGGCTACAAGCCTATGTGGATAACCTTAGAGATAAGGTGTCCAACATGATGATAGAGCAAGCACAAGACAGATTTGACACACACTCAAGAGTGTGATACAATTAGACAACAACAACACCTAGAGGGGGTGATAACATGTCTGATGAAGTAGAAGATGAAGTAGTAAGACACGAGTGTGTCGGGTGTAGCGAGTCTTATCCCGAAGACGAGATGTTCAGCGTTGATGACGGCTACTCATGTACCGATTGCGTACAGACCTGCGAGCGTTGCGAGTGGGTAGGTACGAGTAATGATGAGTGGTACAATGTAGATGATACATCATGGTGTACAGGTTGTTGGGAAGACCACTCGTTCCATTGTTCGCGTTGCGAATACACATACAATGGCGATAGAATCTCTTACAATACTGTGTATGGTGAGGGGTGGCGCGAGTCATGGTGCGAGCATTGTATCGGTGACCATGCCAACTATTGCGAGAACTGTGACGAATACACTACTGATGATGAATCAGGGTGCGCTCGGTGCGGTGAGAGCGAGGATAACATGGGCATTGTCCATGCTTACTCGTACAAGCCTAACCCTATCTTCCACGGCTCGACACCCACACAATTATACATGGGCTTCGAGTTGGAGATGGAACTCAATAGCCTTACTAGCGAAACCTACCGCGAAGCGGTATCTCTAGTAAAGCCACTAGAGGAAGCCAACACATGCTATCTCAAGTCTGATAGTAGTATCAACGGCACAGGCTTCGAGTTAGTCACGCACCCACACACGCTTGGTGCGTATGAGGAAGCCACAAGTCTGGCGCACATACGCACCGATTCTTATCGCTAATCTATAAGAATCCCAAAGAGATGATGAAACTGGCGGGGCGCAAGAATTCCCGCTACGCTAGATTCAACGATGTCTACCAGCAAGATGAGTGGGGTATCCCCCGCTTCGACTTGCGCGATAAGATACACTCCGGTAGAACTACCGAGAGATATAGTGCGGTCAATACCAACAATGACTACACGCTAGAGTTGCGCTTCTTCCGCGGCAATATGAAGCGCGAGGGTGTCATGTCGGCACTCGAACTATGCCACGCCGCCGTCGAATATACCCGCGACTTGACCCTATCTGATGCTAAGATGGGCGCTCTTAGTTGGGAGTGGTTCGCCGATTGGGTCGAATCCAATAACGGAATCTACCCCAACTTATATGTGCGGATGTCCAAAGTTCGCATGGTAAGCCTTGATAACCGACCACTATTGAACGCCTAGAGGGGGTGTTATATGTGTCTCTTAGTTGTGTGTAAGCCTAACGCTGTGTTCGCCATGGTAGTTGACGGAAAGATATTCCGTTATCGCACCATGTCTGCCCGAAAAGCCGTGAATAAGTTTATCCACATGCGCCAACAATACCCCGATGGGTACGCCATCTGGCACGCTAGATACGCCACGCATGGAGTACGCAACGAGGATAACTGTCACCCGTTCCAAGTGGGTGACGATGCTGATACGGTACTGGCACACAACGGTGTGCTAGATACCTTCATAAGTAAAGATGATAAGCGTAGCGATACGCGTATCTTCGCAGAGGATACCTTGCCTAAACTTGGTGGGGTATGCGCTTTGGAAGATGAGAATCTGTACCGCATGGTTGAGGGGTGGGCAAGTGGCAACAAGATTGCCGTGCTCACCACTAACCCCAAAGCCCAATACCAACTCTATCTAATCAACGAGAAGTTGGGTCATTGGGATGACAATGGTGTATGGTGGAGCAACAGTTCGTACAAGCGTACTACCTATACGACTACGACTTACTATGCCCCGACACCTGTTATACCTACCAAAGAACTTGACGAAGCCGAGTATGTAGATGAGCAGAACTACTATTCGGAACTACTCGAGCACGCTGTACTCAACAAGAAGGATGATGAGTATCTAGTGATAGATACCTGCCCTACTTGTGAGTCTCTCATTGACATAGATAGAAGTGCGGAGTATTGCCAATACTGCGACACCTGTATGTCATGCTCGGCGACATGGCAAGATTGTATGTGCTATACGCCACACTCCGCCCGCACCAAGTCATACGATAACGACTTTGACAATAATTGGATTCGGGTGTATAATAATTCCAAGTACCAAGAACTACCTTACTAACCAACTAGAGAGGAAATAAAGTAAATGACAAACGCAGCAATATCCAACACCCTTAGCACAATTGCCGAGGAACTACTATCGCTAGCCGATGGTATTGTAGAGTCTGATGATTATTACCCACGCGGTACAATTCTCAAGGCACTACCAACACAAGCACGCTTCAAGCCAAAGTCTATGTGGGTATCACTAGGCGACGGCACTTACAAGCACATCACCGGACAGAAGGGATTGGTCACCACGCATGACCGACTCGACGGATACACAAGCGTCATCTTCAGCGCATAGTGAAGTAGCAGTAGCCGAGCCACTAGCAGGGATGTTAGTGGCTGGCTATGTAGTATTATGTTTCCCTGAAAGTAACAATGAACGCTCTGTGTTCTATGGCCCTTTCAAGGAGTTAGAGAAGGCTCAAGCATGGGCTAACTTGCTAATGGGTATTGTAATCATACACCCTATACACGAACCCACCACGAATCGGGGATAACATGAAGGGTATATGTAGTACATACCCTAACCCTGACCTATGGTTTCCTGAAATGCCACAAGGTAAGTCAAGCAGGGCAGCATACGCAGCGATGGTAGGTAGAGTAAATCTTGCCGTATCTATGTGTAATCGTTGCCCTGTAAAGTCAGAGTGCCTAGTCGAAGGCATGAGATTGGAGAACATTGAGCACGGAATATGGGGCGGTATGCTAGCAGGAGAACGAATACTTATGGCAGACTTAGAAGTAAATAATATTACACGAAGAGACGCAGTATCATTCACAGAAGGGATACGCAGATGGCAAGAGTTATCGTTAGGATAAGTATATTGCTTGCGTTCGTTACAGCATTTACAGTATTCGTAGTCGAGCCACTACGCCCACCACATAAGTATTCTGTCCAACAAGTATGGACAGATAAAGATAGCAGAGCATACGCATACGACAGGCTAAGTGCCTGGCGTGACAAACAGATGTCTTGCCTTAGTAAACTGTGGGGCAAGGAGTCAGCATGGAATCCCAACGCATATAATAAAATAAAAGTTATGGGTAAGAACGCTGGCGGAATCCCACAGTTACTAGGGCTTGACCCAAAGACACCCCCCACCAAGCAAATAGACAGGGGGCTTGAGTATATCTACCATAGATATCAAACTCCCTGTCGTGCTTGGCACCACTTCCTAAAGAAAGGTTGGCACTGATGTACAAACTTGTAAAAAAGTATGACAAGAACTTGGGTAAACCTAAGTATGTCAACTTATATATATGTGACTCATGTAACAAGCCTATATCTGAGACGATAGATACTGTGCTCTGTGTAGATGGCAAGAGTGAGAAGAAACTATTTTACTTCCATCAGTCACCTATTGACTGTGCCAATGCCGAGCCTGAGAAGAAAGCGTTTAGGAGGAATCATGAAGCACGGAGACAAACAGCATGGAAAAGATAAGAAGCCAAAGCATATTACTGAACTCAAGCCTGAGTCCAATGAGGCTATGGATATCCGTGGTATACCCACGACTGTCTGCCCCTGTGGTTCTATGGTGTGGAATCTAAAGACTGTGTTCAATCAAGATGATGGTAGCATAGAACTCTACTTCGTAGATATGGAGTGTGCTCAATGTGGTACACTAGCAACCGCGCCTACCCCTGTCAACGGTACATTGGAGGAATAGTATGCCGACCTATGAGTATCGCTGTAATAACTGTATGTCAACTCAAGAGTTCTCTCGTTCCATTGAGGAAAGGGATGACCCTGTAAGGTGTATGTACTGTGGGCTAGAATCCACTAGAGTGTACAGTACACCCGGGATACAGTTCAAAGGTACAGGATTCTACAAGACTGGAGGATAACATATTGTTGCGTAAGTTTGTAATGAAGTTCGCACCACTTGTATTGCTTATAGTATTTACTATTGCTATGACAATACTCACTTACATTATTCTTGGTCTGGGTATTCTTGTGTCTCGTCTGTTTCCGTGGCACCCTTGAAGTCTGAGTCATGGTATGGCTTGAACCCACCAAGTTTATTTACAAGTCGCTTGATGGCACGCTTGTGACGCATTCGTGCTGCGTCCTCAGTGCCAAGAGATAGAAAGTTGGCTATCTCCTTGAAGTCACTAGACTCTGCGTGGCGTAAGAATATTATTCTTCTGTCATCTTTGGATAACTTCCAATACGCGGAGTCTATTTCAAGTAGCATGACTTGAATGTTGCCACCCTCTGCTGGTGCAGATGGTCTACCTATCCTACCAAGATTTAATTTAGGCGCGATATGAAAGTTACCCATCAGTACAGTAGGAAGTAAAGCCTCCACAATTTCAGGCTCATAATAATATAAATCTGCAGAGTCGTAGCCAACAGTTTTAGCCTTCCATCTCTGACAGTAATCTAACGCATGATTTCGTAGGCTTCTATAGATGAGATTCTTAGCGTCTCTTTCTCCTAAAGATTTCCAATGCTCTAACTTGTTAGGATGTTCAGCGAACCACACATAAAGGGCTTGCTTAATATCCTGTAACTCACACATCGGAAACTTCTTATGGTATTCAGACGCTACGTTGGCTACAATGTAGTCCCACTCTTCTATGCTTTCCCAGTTCATGGCTTGTCGTTTTTCCATTTCCTTGTGCCAGTTAGTAAATCTTCTACTGTAATCAGATAACCCTTAGACTTATTCGGTGGTATCTCGCAAGAGATTTCCCTCCCCAATTGTTCGACTGTCTTCTTTAGGATGTGAGTCGGCACCATGAACACAGACTGCTCAAGCACGAATGCCCAGTACGCAGCCTCGGTTACTGATAAACCTGATGGCTCCCATGCTTGGGATTTATTATACCAACACTCAGTTTCAATGTAGATGTTGTTGGTAATCCACCACTTCCTATCCCTCTTTACTTCTACTGTGCGCCCACCGGTCATCAACTCTTCTACAAGTTGCTCACCCTTGCGCCCATATCCAAAGTCTAAATCAAACGAGGAGTTCTTTGCCATTACTTATCCCACTTATCTCTCAGTACTAGTAGTGCTATGATGGCGTAGTTAGCTAAGTCCTTGAAAGAATCCTCAATGGATTCATACATAGGGTCGCTATGTCTATCTATTAAGTTATTGATACGAGCAATCTTATCGTGGATACGAACACGCAATCCATTGAGCGCACCGCCCGGGGCGTCAGCAATATTCTTGGGGCCATAATCCTTGTGCTTCTTTAGCAGGACTGACATCAACTCGTCATAGATTATTCTGACATCTTCTTCGAACTGGGTTGGGTCACGCGGTAGGCTTTCTTGGTCAGCAGAGGTACGGATAGGGTGACCGTAAGCGTCTCGTCCTGCGTTCTTACTGACGTAATCTTGTAGCCCATGTCTTCTAGATGGGTTGTAATCTGCCATATCTCCTCATTCTCCATTCTTGAATAGCTTCTTGAGTTGTACATCAAAGTCTTCCATTTCTGTCTCTACGATTAAGTCCTCTACAGTTTCATTAACTAAATCAGGATTAACTTCTGTCATAAACAATGTCGAGTAAGTCGACTGAGTTATCTCTGATATGAAACCTGGGTCATGTCTGTGGGCATAGAGCCCACGCAATAGAGAACCTATCATCAAGCGGTAGCCACCGGGTAGTATCAACGCTGGGTCGAACTCGGTATCTTCCTCTATGAAATGGTCAATAGCCTCAAATACATCATCAAATTTAGCACCACAGTCAGGACATCTAGGCACATGGTCTTTGGGATTCCACTTACTTATCATCTAGTCCTGCCTTCTTGAGGATTGCTTGCGCCCCGTTGCTCGTATAAAATGAGTTAGCATCTTCTCCGTCGGGGAACTGAACGATAGTAACTGGTAGTTCTCGGGCAAGACTATTGGCAAATTCTTTTCCTGGCTGGTCGCCATCAGCGAAGACAAAAACTCTTTCGAAATCGGCGAGGAGTCTCGTGTAATGTTTCTTCCAACTATTAGCGCCTGGCACACCAACACAAGGAATACCGACACAGGAACTAAGAGTAAGAGTATCCAACTCACCTTCACAAATACCAATGTAATCGCCAGCCCGCTCAATATCAAGGACATTATACATTTTAGTGTCAACGCCAGTGAGTCCCATGTACTTTGGCTCCACTGCAGGATTGAGCGAACGAAACCGTAAGTCCACAACCCCGGTCTTAGTAATGTACGGTATACTAAGTCTGCCAGTGTATATCTCATGCCCAACCTCCGGTTCTACGACTACGCCTAATCGAGCCAGCCGTGCTACTTCCATTGGTATTCCACGACTTTTTAGGTAGGCTTCTGCCTGATAAATGTTTGCCGCGTACTTCTCCGTGGCTCTCTCCAGTAATTCTCTCTGCGAATTCCTTTGCATCTCTGACACTTATCCCTTCACGCTGGGAGATGATTTGTAAACTGTTGCCTTGTACTCCGCAGGCAAAACATACGAAGACATTATCGTCGAGATTGGCAGTACCACTTTGGTGCGTGTCACCGTGGAATGGACAACGGAGATTAACTTGCCCGTGGTTTCGTCGTACTTGCGCTCCGTAGTGTACGAGTATGTCTCTGATACTGGGTAAGTCATTCATATCTCTCTCTCATCCATTGTCCCAAATCCTGTATGACCCACGACTTTTCTATGCCATGGTTCCTGCGCTTGACTACAACGAAGGCCGGAGGAATTGCGACACCCCTAGCCTTCGCGTAGTTCTTTGCCTCAACCTGCGCCTCGTCCCAGAACGCAGGCAAGTCTAGCTTCTTTCTATTCTTTAACTCCATAATGTATGTCTTGCCTTGAAGGAATACATACAAGTCACCCTCGTCCTTGGCACCAGCTTTAGTAAGACGCTCTGCTACTGCCTCGTGTTCACGAAGCCAGCGCATTACATCAGTCTCAAACTGTGCACCTTTACGACCATTAGGGTTTGCCATTATGATGCGCTCTTGTCCTTCGTTAGTATCCTGATTGCCCAGTCAAGTCCGTCTTGTACGCCTTGCGTATAATCGTCCTTAGCTGGCGGTTTGGCATCTTCAATCTTCTGTATAAACTTTCCAACTTCTCTTTTAACTTCAGCATAAGCTATCTCTTTGGCGTGAATCTCTAGGTAATCGTCATCCATTATACATTCTCCGGTATGTCGTCAACGAACATATACTCAGGGTTGAAAGCAATCCATGTCATCAAAGCCCCTCCCGCATCAGCCTTGCCATATCTGTTCTTAACAGGAGCGACGCCCATGCTTGTACCCACGACTCCGAGGGTGCATATGAGAGCAGGTAGTTGAGCAACCTTGCCTTGTATTGCACTTCTAGGCTGACACGGAGTGCCCGGTACAGCCTCACTAGTATGATGGAGTACAAGAACAGCAGCGTTAGTAGCACGAGCAAGGTACTTCAACTCCTTCATGATAGCTCGCATTGAAGCGAACTCTTCGCCACCATCGGTGGCAACATCCATAAGATTATCTACTACAATTAATTGTGGTGGGCAACCCCATAGTTCTTCGAAAGCTTGAACCTCTTCGTCTATGTCTTGAAGTGTAGGTGCTGACTCGAATGACCATACGATATGCCCACCCTTTGACAACACAGCCCTTGTCCAACCCAAGTCTGTGTTAAGCAGTTGCTCCACATCGCCCTGACTCTTATTAGAAATCATTGAAGCAAGACGCATCGCCATAGTATGTGCGTTAGTATCGGCGCTGATGTAGAGTGTAGGAACTCTCATCTTCAACGCAAGGGCTAGTGCAAGTGTTGACTTACCTACGCCCGGCGCTGCTGCGAACATCGACACTTCGCTTCGCCGGAGAATAATCTTGTTTGACTCGAACGCCTTGAAGCAAGACGGGAGCGGTTCTCCACCGATACTTGGACGACCAACGCTTCTGACAAGTGTACGCAATTCTTTTCCTTCTTAAAGAGAGACCGTAGCCAATCATATACTGAATGACTACGGCTCATTGATTTCATATTTAGTTTACTGGCTTGCACTGGTCAGGTGTACCCTGCGGTGATGGGCATGCCCAAAACGCATACGGCTTACCTGTGTTCTTGCTGACTCCACTTCGCCAAATCCTAGCACCATGCTTACATGTGGGTGCGGCGGTACCTGACGCTTCCGACACCGGGGTTGGTGGCGAGGAGACTGGAGGCCTTGTGCTTGTAGTGGAATCGCCAGTCGATAAAGGGGCTACATTGTACGCTGCCCCCAACATCTTCTGAGTTGCTACGATTTGTGTAGCGTAATCACCAATGCCCTCCAACAGGACACTCAGTTCATCCGCTGTGTTAGCGCGGACGTTTATCATATCTCCAGCTACAGTCTTATAAGAAACTTGTAGCTTCCATTCTTCGGCCATTATGACCCTTTCTTAGATGTGAACTGGCAATGGTCAGTAAGACCACACCGGTTGCAGTTGTTTGTGTTAGGTAAGAATATACCAGCTTTGCGAGCTTTGTCAAAGTTTTCTACAAAGTATGTAATCATCTCTTGACTATACTTCGATAGGTCAACCATCGTGCCAGTGCCAGACTGCCGAGCCATCCAGTAGTTACCCCACTTGATGTCAGCTCCGAACACTTGCTGGATGCCAGCCTTATAGAATCCTAGTTGTAGGCTACTGGCAGGGGTCTGCTGTGAAGTCTTGAGGTCGACAACCACCAAGTCCCCGTCCACCTCAAACACCCTGTCAATAACCATCTTCACCGGTATACCGGCAAACTTAGGTACGATACCTAGTTCAATCGCAGGAACGCCATCAGGCGTCTTCCAAATCTTCCAGTTCTTGTTGTGCAAGCGCCAATCAATGTAACTCTGTACCCATTCCGGGCCCTTAACTTGCCAGAAGGAAGCGTCTTCTTTGTTAGGATATTCTTTCGTAGACCTGCCACCAACCCTAAGCGTTGATAGGTCGACCCCTTGCGTGTACTCATTCCAAGCCTCTTCCCATAGTTGCTTACTCAACATGTTGTCTATCCCAATCTTCAGTTGCCTTGTGGAAGGCAGAGCCACCAGCTGACCATACGGCAGGCTGTTCAGGAATCTCAAGCAGTCGCCCGAGGTAGTACAGATACCCGCAGTCAATGTATGTAGTCAGTGCTGAGTACGATACATGTTCAGGTATCTTGTAATCGTCAGATAGATATACTCCCATAAGTCCTTTCAAAAACCTTGCGTATATATAATATATATATTATTATATATTTATATATATTATATAAGGCCCCTACGGGGTCTATATATTATTATATAATATAATATATATAATTATACCTGACTGTGGGGAAGCAGTCAAGTATATTTACTTATCGGACAGAAGGTGAGATGTATGGAGTTTCCGAATTGGTTTGCAAGTACCGAAGCTCGGGAGAACTTCCGTAAATTCTTGGAGCCCTACAAGGGGCAACCTGATTTACAGTTCCTACAACTTGGGGCGTATACGGGTGACGCTACCGTATGGTTGATGGATAACATCTTGACTGATGGTACATCTCACCTGACCGATGTTGATACTTGGGAAGGCTCTGATGAGTATGCCCACAATGAGATGAACTTCTCTGATGTCGAGAAAGAATACGATAAGAAAACTAAAGACTACAAGAACCTGACTAAGTTTAAGGGCACCACTATAGAGTGGCTAAAGGCTGCCCCATTTGATTACTATGATTTTATTTACATTGATGCTGACCATACTGCAACTGGTGTACTACTTGATGCTGAGCTATCCTTGATATCAGCCAAGAGGGGTGGCATCATAGCCTTCGATGACTACCTATGGACTGAAGGTAAGGGTGCACACCTTGAACCCAAGATGGGTATAAATGTCTTTATGGGTAGGCACTCCAAGGAGCTTGAGATTATACGCAACGGCTACCAGATGTGGGTAGTAAGACTCTAGAGAAAGCACAAAAGACCCCCCTCCCTAGGGTGATTACCTTAGGTTGGGGGGTTTCGTGTCTCTAAAGCCTTTCTAGGGGCATTTAAAGGGTATTCTACAGGCTAGCGTGAGCCTCTTCCGAACTCTGATGCGGATGGGTCGAGCCACTTTAGGACAGGCCCGAGGAACCCTGCGAGGGCTGCCATTCCGAGCGTCTTGAAGTCGGTCTCGCCAGCGAGGTAGAGTGCGATAGCAGCAGAGGCTGCAGCACGGAACCAGGTCAGCGATACTTGCTTTAGTGCTTCCATTTAGATTGCCTTTCGTTTTGGTTTGTGAACCTCACAGCAGGTACATACTGCTACCTTAGGAGGAAGCGGTAGCTTCTTCTTAGGAACAGGCTGTAGCTTTGCTACTATGGTATTCACAATCTTCGGCTGGTTTACCCACCAGAACCAAGGGCTAGTATCATCAGACTTATCAGGATTGATAGAGATATGAAGATGCTTAGAGTGAGGGTTGCTGCCACTGTAAACACGATTGCCAGACTTACCCAACTTGCGCGACCAAATTTTTTTATTGAAGATGAGGTAAGAAACCCTTTCATCTTCTTTAAGCTTTTCAAAGATAACGGCACAGTCAACCCCGTTCTCGGGGTCGTGTGTCAAATCAACAGCAAGACCCGTGTTGTGGTCCGAATTGGGACTCAGTTTCAGATGTGCCGCACTTGGCAACAATCCGTCGGACAGTTTCTTTCGCTTCGGAAACAATGCCGTCGCCTGTCTCAGTACAGCAATAGCAGCAGGCGTGGCTTTCTTGGCTACAGGTTTCATTCATTTCCTTAATGCTTCTTTGACTAACTCGGTTAGCAAGTCAACCTTCTCTTCAAGATGATTGACTTTATCTTTAAT